TCCAACCTGCCGGTATTAAAACAATTACAAGAATGTAAAAAACAACGTAAAGGTTGGCGCTCACTGTAGTATATACTATGTGGGTATACCGGTCAATTTATGTGTTGGCGACTTCTTGCTTGACACTATAAGCCGTGACAAGGGCTTGCTGCTTCGACGTTGTGTCGAATCCGGCATGCACGGTCATGGTAACTTTCAATTGTTTGTGTGGGAGATATTTTGGAACGGTGAGAAGCATACGTATTATACGGAAGAAGCAATTATTAATATGATCGTCGGTGGTCGTTTGAAATTGTTCAAAAATACTTAACATATGCTGCATGATGACTGGCGTGAACAAGCAAAACATATTATATTATCTCCTGGTGATATGATTGTTGATATAGTTTCAAATCAATATGGGGTTTTGGTTGAAGGCCATAAAAGGAGTTCGGATATACACAATGCTTTATATTTTTGGAAGATCAATTGGTCGAACAATTTGGAAGAAATCGATGTTTTAAATGCACCAAGCCCTACGTGGGTTGAAGAGCAGGGTTTAAAGCTCTCTATCTTAATCGGTTTTTACGATTTATATCAAATTGATTAAAAAATAAAAAAATTTCTACGGAGAAAAAATTGGGAAAAAAAATCGAAATTTCTGGGTGGCCCTGGGTCCGCGGAGATCTGGTACAAATCGATGTTACTGCTGATGGCTATGGTGCTAAGCATGACGGCCTCGGGGTTATACTGGTTTGTGCTCATGAGTCAGACCGACAGGGCACTTTATTCCCTTCCTTCTATGTTTATAATTTAAAGCTGGGACAAGCAATAAAATATTATTCATATGATCTTGAGATGATTTCTGCAATCTGACATACCTATTATGTGGGCAAGTTTTGGAATATTTTAAAACCGATTGTGATTGCCGCGGCATTTGTAAATGTATTTTTGTTTTTATTCGGCGCCGAAATTAATAACTACGAATTACAAGTTTTAGCTATAGGGAATATGATTTTACTAAGTTTTGCTTTATTACGTGACGAAAAGTAATCTTGAAGCATAGTTATTGTTAGGTATACAACAACAATGATATTAGCATTCATCTTAACTCTTATGAGTTGTGGGCCGGACTACGCGATCGTAATGCCTGGGGAACCAGAAACGATCGTTATAACCGAGACCGTAACTGAAACAATAATCGAAACAGAAACCGTTGAAACCGAGATACCTGTTTATATAGAAGTTGAGGTACCGGTCAACGAAGGTGTAATTTGGATCGATTCATTTACTCAGCATATGTCAGTCGATGGGATTGATATTTTATGGGTTATCGATAAATCTGGCTCCATGTCTAGATATGACGCTGAACTTCTTGCCGGCATCGAAGCTATGATGCTAGCGTTGCCAACATCTGATTGGAGACTAGTAATTATTAGTGCAGATCCAACCGACTCAATTATGAGCACCGAGTTCCCGTTGGTACCCGGTGATGATATGATTGATGCCGAGCAGATGCTGAATACTCTTCCCATGGGTCCATGGGAAGAGGGGTTCAATTCTGTTTATGAATATATAAATCACAACCCTTATTCTTCAACATGGATGCGACCTGACGCCGGCTTATTGGTGGTATTTGTATCTGACGAAGAAGAACAAAGCGATGTTGAGTATCCTATGCCATCTGACTTCCTAAGTTGGTATGGTTCTCTGAGAATGGGTTCTGTATTTATGGCTAGCATCGTTAACCATGAAGCTACTACATCTTTATGTCCTCATGCTCCTAGTCCCATTGATGTGGGAGATAGATATATGGAAGCTACAGGGGTGATAGGAGGTATTGTAGTAGATATTTGCGATACTGATTGGTCCCCGGGCGTAACTGACGCCACACATTCAATTGAACCCTACGAAAGTATCGAATTAACTCATAAAGCAGAAGTAGATTCAATTAGAGTTTTTATTAGTGGCGCTTTAAACCATGATTGGTATTATCAAGAGTCAAACAACACAGTTTATTTTACAGTTCTCCCCTCTGCGGGGCAGTTGGTAGAAGTCGGATATAGATATATAGAACCAGATTCTGGTGCATAAGGAATTAAAAAATGAAAAATCTATTAGTAGCTACAATGCTATTTCTCAATATTATAGGATCCCCAGCGGAGGCGTACGGACAACGATTCACTCCCAAAAACCCGATAGAGAAAGTTAATAAATCACTCTCTTCAATAGAAAAAAGTGTACGGGCCGCGGCTGTTAAGGTTGTAGCTCCTGGAGGTGGCCACGGGTCGGGTTCTTTAATAAAATATAAAGATCTAACTTTGGTTTTTACTGCCAGACATGTTGCTAAACATCCATTGGGAACAAATTATCTAATTTCGAAAAATAATGAGAATGTCATGGCTAAATTAATGTATCAGAACGACACTGCAGATATTGCAATCTTAATTTTAACTGAAAGCTTTAAAGATCGATCGATTAAACCAATGTCCTGGGATCCTATAAAATCTTATGATGTTGGAAAAACAATTGTATATTCCGGATTCCCATCAAGTCACCAATTAATGTCATTTGACGGCCGTATTGCTGGATACGAAACCGACTCTTTAGGCAACACACATTTAATTATAAACACCTATGGTTGGTTTGGGTGTTCTGGTTCAGTTATGTATGACGAAAAGGGCAAGATTGTTGGGATTTTATATGGTGTCGATGTAGAATATTATCCCGGGATTCAAGTTAATGAGAATATGATCTGGGTTGCTCCTATAAAAAATATCGATATTAAAGATGTTATAAAACCGCTTTGCCGCGGCCAACTGCATAATTACAAAGCATGCCAATGAATAAATGGAATTCTTACCTAACTGAAGGTGAGTTGAAAACTGTAGGTATTATTGTTTGTTTAAATGATAAGCAACAGTTCCTTGTTATCAGGCGGTCTAGCATTGATGATCGCGGTGGCCAATGGACTGTTCCCGGTGGCCATATCGACGACGATGATGATTCGATAGAAGCTGGAGCTATAAGAGAATTAGACGAAGAGACAAATTTGAAGTGTAAAAATTCAGATTTGGTTTTTTTAGGTGAACCGAAGAGCAAGAAATTCTATTTTTTGACATTTCATTGGACTGGAGACGTCAACATTACTAAGCCTAACCCCCACACAGGCGAAATTGAGCATGATAAATATAGGTGGTGTACTCTTGAACAAGTAAAAGACATAGACAATAGTGAAATTCCGATCTATTTACTGGAGAAAGCTTTGGAGATGTCTAAAAATGAAGTTGATTCTTGAAAATTGGCGATTGTTTACTGAATCGCACACAAAAGAACACGAAGAAGAACTTAAAACCATTGTCGGTGAACTTGAGAATGCCTCAGAGATGCATGCCGGCCAAGCAAAACGTATTCAACAGATGCTTGACGAGACCGATGATGATAAATTAGAAGAAGGTGAGGGAAAAAATTGTGGATGTGGCCAAGATCCTTGCAAAACTTACGGGATTCAACTAAAAATTGGCGAAGAAGAGCTTGAAGAAAAGAAGAATAAAGCCGGAAAAGAACAAGGCGCCGACGGAAAAGCCTGTTGGGATGGCTACAAGTACGCTGGGACAGAGGACGGTAAGGACAAATGCGTCCCGATGGAAGAAGAAAGAGACCTTGATGCTGTTATCGATGAAGAAATCGAAGCGGTTTTAGACGAAAAAGCTAAAAAAGCCTGTAAACCATCCAAAGGAAAGCGCTTTGCTAAGCGTGTAGACGGCAAATGTCGCTCATTTGGACAGAAAGGGCAAGCAAAAGGCGGCGGAGACCGCATCAGACCTGGTACAAAGAAGGGTGATGCATACTGTGCGCGCTCCGCAAAGATTAAAAAGTGTAAAAACCCCCCTTGTGCCAATGCATTATCCCGTAAAAAGTGGAAATGTCGTGGTTCAAAATCAATGAAGGAATAAAAACTATGTTATTTATGGTAAAATGTGAGAAATGCCGTATTTGTGGTATGCCATTGGTCGATGAAATGGCATGCGACTACTGCGATTGGAAAAATGATGTTAAATGACGAGCAAATTCTGCTAAAAACAGCACAATTATTGGAAAATTTCGATATTTCCACCAAAAAACCCGATAAATTGCTTCGGGAACTCGATGAAATTGAATTAGAAGCCCTAGATGGCATCTTAGATGACATGAAAGGCGAAGATATCGCGTTTAATGGGCTATTTAACGGCGAAATGCGCAAAGTTATCGACTTTGCGACGATGGATACCTCCACAGAGCTTGGGCAGTTCGGAGAATTCTTCAAAAAGCAAGATTTAGAGGTAGATTGGGAGAAAGGAATGCTCTCAGCTGTACGCGATATCTCAACATCCGATGATTTGTTGAATCAATTGGTTGGAATGATGAGCGGGCCCGAGATCAAGCCCAAAACAAAGAAAATTCAGATGAAAATCGGTAAATTCTTCGTAAAACTGGCGGTTCTGAGTTCTAAAAGAGATATTTTGTATCAAAAAGTATACGATCACATGAATAAGATGAATTATACCGGTGCTGACGGCGAATCTATAGACAAACCATGGAAAATTAAGGTAAAAATGCTTAAAGCAGCGCTTGATGAAAAGGAATTTGAAGATTACAGCCGAATAGCTAACTCAATTAGCTTATATATCCCAAATCCAGGCGTTGCCGGTCCTGCAAACTACGCTTTGACCAATTTGGCAACAAAATACGGCGAATATTGGAAAAAGAACGCCGGATACATCAAAAAAGAGATAAATAACCTCGATAATGACAAATATTCCATTATTATCACTCGACACCCCATCGATGTGATGAGAATGAGTGATTTTGAGAGTATTACCTCTTGTCACTCTCCACCAAGTCGTTCTGGAGGCACAAATGAGTATTATAAGTGCGCAGTCGCTGAAGCAATGGGCCATGGCGCACTTGCGTACGTTGTAGAGACAGAAGATCTGCTTCATGAAACGAATACAAGCAATATCGATAGCGCAGAGCAAGAAATTCAAGAAGGTGAGGTTTTCTATGATGATGAAAGACCAGAATCAACCAGCGGTGTCTCATTAGAGCCTGTGAGTCGCGTCAGGCTGCGGCAAATGCGATACTACGATACGGACACCCCTAAACGCTGGGACGGCGGTACAGAACTAGCAGTACCCGAAGAACACATATATGGTGTTGGGATACCAGGATTAGCCGAAAGAGTTAGAGATTGGGCGAGAGAAAACCAAGAAGAAGCGCTTAAAAAGATGCCCAGTACTGGCGATGATGGTGAAGATGTCAATTTAGACAGATTTTATATATTTGGCGGCTCTTATGAAGATACAGCCCACGCGGAAGGGCGAGCATCTCTACTTTCTAAGCTCGCAATGATTGAAACAGAAGCAATGACTGGCAAGATTCGCCAAAACAAAGAAACCGAGAACGATTTAGACGCAAATGCCATTTCTGGGTTACTTGGAAGGTATACCGCTCAAGTAGAACAGCTTGAACACGACTGGAATCGGCGTTATGCTGCTGTAGGCGTATCCGGGCATGTTAGCGGTGATGACGAAGGCGGCATTTATATTGAAGCAGAGGCTCGTATTACCTTTACCTATGATCTTGACGAGTTTTCAAGCTTGCCAAATTCTTATCCAACGGGAATGCATGCTTTTGATAGTATAAATGAAAGGTATGGTGACATCTTCGAGACAGACTCTGGGTTCATTAATAAATTCTCGAACACAACCGTTCATATTGGCTGCAGATTTAACTTAGAACACCCCGAGATCGGAGAATCTGCTCTTATGTATGATCCTGATGGTTTTGATAACCTTTGTCTTCTCCTTGATCAGAAATTTGATGATCATCGCGATGAATATAAAGAAATGATCACTCAATTCTTGAAACAAGATGAAGATGGTTGGATGGATGGCGGAAAATATATTAAGTTAGCTAGAGAAATTGAAGATGGTGAAATATCTTCATATGAGTGGGATGTGAGATCTGATGGGGAGTACGAAGATTCATATGAATCAACCGCTTCCACAAAACATGATTTTAACCCTGAAGCTCTCGGGATCAGTCCACAGGTATTGATTCAAATTTTAGATTCTCGCGAATGGAAGCTAGCTATCCGATCGGCGTTGATTGCCAACGCCCAACAAGAAATAAACACCGAATATCATCTTGATATCGGTAATAGTAGTGCTGTGGCCTCTGGAGAAGACATAGAATATATTATAGAGTTTAGTATTAGCGCGGACGACCCCGATGAGCGCGTAGAATTGTTTAGGGAAGTTGTGACAGGTGAGATGGATGATGAGGACGAGCTTAACGCTGTCTTTAATAAAATTTT